CTACAAATTTGGTGGGCCGGGAGGGACTTGAACCCACAATGAGCTTTCGCTGGTCGATTATGAGTCGACTGCCTGCAACCAATACGGCGTCCGGCCCAACTAAGCAACTATTATATACTATTTGCGATTAAAGGTCAACGACGTTGACGTACCGGCTCTTTTGTCGAAGATCTGCGTGCTCTTGGTGCAGTTGCGTTGGCTTTTGCAGGTTGATCACCAGTTTGATTTAGGCCTCCGCGAAGAAGATTACCATTTTTATCAACTAGTACAACATCCTTGGTACCACGTGTACCAAGGGCACGTTTTAGTGTCAGTGCCTGTGGACGTAAGCCACGATATCCAATAGCTTTACCAGGACGGCTTGCACTATTACCAATGCGCCAAACCATTAAATGGCTTTCTGGAATATCAGCTTTGGTTTTGATAACTGTGTGGCATTCAACAGTAATATTCTTACCTTCTTGCTTAAAGTGGTGTGGTTTAAAATCTTGAATAACAATACCACCTTCAGGATTAATGTCTGTACCAAAGATAGCTCGCATAGATTCTTCTTCAGTTGGTTCTACTACAATCTCTTTGTTGAGTCTGTAGTATTCACGTCCAAGATCATCTGTCAACTTGTCTAATTTTATAGCACCTTGAGATAATAGATCGTCAATAATCTTTCTAGCTTTAGCTCCAAAGGAACCTTCAGCACTTTCCCAACTGGCGGCACTTAATTCTTTGATGCTGATTGGTAAATTTTTTGTTTTACTGCGTAGTACAACGTCAGCTTTTTTAATACCGCCGGTAGCATGTCTTCCAGGAGTTCCTCCAGTTGACTCGACTTCTACAGCATCATGAATAGTAATGCTTTTGCCGCGAGTATCAACAAAGGTTACATTTATTGAGCCGTATTTTTCAATCATACTGGCCATCATTGCGTCCAAGACAAATTCATTTTCTTTACCAGCAGATTTATCTGCTTGCTGACCCACGTCTTTGACAGAAATATTAACAGGACTGTTGTCAAAAATAATGACGCCAGCAGAGCTAATATTTGGAATATTTGCGATACGTGGGTTAGCTTTTGGTGCAACTTTTTTTAGGATCTGTAGAATATTTGCCAAGATACTTTGACGATACTTGTTTTTTAATTGACCATCGGGTATTTGAACTAGTGGCTGTAGTTTGTTACCATTTACTTTTACGTTATCGTAGCCGGCCTTTTTTAATAACTCAAGAACGCCTGTACGATCAATTAGGGGTTGGACAGATGGTTTTGCTGGTGCTTTGACAGCTTCGTCAAGGATATTAATTAATTCGCGCATTTTCATAATACAGTATTTAGTCTGTAATTTGATAAAAGTCTTTGTCCAGCCAAGCAACTACTGTATCTTCTAAACGTGCATATCCATACTTAGTTACGCTACTAACAATACTATCATTGACTAAATTGCGGTCAATTATGTCGTGCCAACTAGCGTGTTCGGGCAAGGGCTCATGTTCTGTAGCGTATACCGCTGCTTGTAGCCAAGGAGTCCCTGGTTCACGATAAAAATACGCATCTCTACAGTCAAATCCGCTGATGGCCAACATATAGATAAGATTCAAAAGGTTATAACTGTAGTATTGGTGACTATGATTACTAATGATCATTTGACTGCGTCTATGGTCCCAATAAGTAGTCTGTGGTATAGTTAGCACTAACATACCGTTGACCGTCATAGTTGATTTCCATGTGGCCAGACATTTTAAAGGATTTCGAGCATATTGAAATGAATCATGTGCCCATAATAGATCAACTTGTCTAGGGATAACTCGTTCCTCAAAATTTCCCTCAATTGGGTGTACATTAGGTAGTGCTAGTATGCTTGGATCAATCTGTTGAATATTTTGATCAACTGCATAAACAATGTAATTGTGGAATTCCGGAGGATCATCTCTAGTTTGTAGTGTAGCCCACCATTTAGCGTCAAATCCGGCACCGCAACCCATGTCTGCTACTACAGTTAAACTATCTAAATAATCATCATACTTGTAGATTAGATCTAAAGTTTTTCGACTGTGCTCGTGACTTTCGTCGGGATTTTTAAACAGGCCCATTGGTCAATATTTCCATTACTAATTTTTCTTTTAATCGTTGTAGTCGAGGTGCTAGTTGATGGCAGGCTTCTGCTATTTCATTTTCATCACCCCAACCAAGTTGGGTAGATAAATGGTAAGCAAATTTGGCTACCGCATCTTTTTCTAATTGTATATTTACCGCATCGTGTTTGGGCTTTGCTCGACAGCAAAGATCAAATTCTGCTAGTAAATTGTTGGCATGTGTTTTCCAGTCGGTCATTTACAGTTTTTTTGATGAGTATCTAATACATACTTAGCTGTTGCTTCACTGGTACAGTTTTTAACAAAATGATCAAATACACTAGCCTGCAATTCTTCATATACTGCTAGTCCAGCATCAGCGAACCAATCAACACCGTACTCAGCAATCAATCCATTGACCGCTAATAATTCTTCTTTGGGTAAGGTTGTGCAAATAAGTGGAGGGCATTGCTCAATACCGTGAAAGATTGGTACAGAACCCGAAGCCATGATTTCGTAGTGACGTTGGCAATCCCACCCACCCTTCATTTGTGTTTCCCCAAAGTAACTGCGAGCATAGTCCTTAAAGTAGTCAACTTCGTTGTCAAACTTATAGTGTGCAACACCATTAGCATCTTTAAATACAGGTCGAGATCCTGATATAACAGTATCTTTCACAATACCGGTACGATCAATAATTTTTTGTTTGGGGAAACTAAAACTGATGGGATGAATCTTAGGATCATCAAAATAAAGTTCACGTTTAAAATATGTGCCAGCATCAACTAAGTGTCGGTGATCACGGTAGTGTGTTAGGTCACCTTGATCTTTGCCGTCAATGATGATTATTTTATTTTTAGGGTAAGTTTCTAGGATCAAATCTTCATAGATGCTTTTAAAGTCTGCACGAGTCAGTACAATTAAATCAAAATACTGACTACGTATTTTACCTTCAATATCTGTACGATCTACTGTGTCTCGTTCGATAGTGTTAGATAAGCTAAATCCTCTACCGTGTAGATTGATACGGTTTTCTCCATTGGGTCCTGATTCACTATCACCGTAGATATACCAAAGTTTTGGGGCATCAACAACCTCACAACCTAAATCAGTAAAACCATGCACTAATAAATCGCTTAGATGATCTGTTCCGTCTTCATTGCTTCGTGTACATAAAATTTTCATGCTATTGTAATGTCTTCCATTCCTGCTGTGCGTAGTCGAACCACATGCCCCAACATAAAGTTCTTTGATTCGATTCCTTTCATGAGCCCCAACCATTTATTACGAAGTAGTGCCACTTCATTAATGATTGTTTCCATGTCAATTACTTCATCTTCTGCTTCAGCATACTTTTCAGCATCACGACTTGTTAGCGCACGATTGTATGCTTCTAGATATTTTTTATAATGCCGTTGACGTATCTTACGCAGTTGAATATTTAGAAATTCTAATACCGCTTCAATTTCTTGTAGCTGATTAAATCTCTGCTCTGTTTCACCGGGCAAGTTACTGAGTTCACGTTCAACCTTACCGTGGATTTTAACATTGGCACGTGCAGAGATAAGTTCCTGCTCATAGTAATCTATAAAAGCAGGAATTTCTCCTAGGTCTCTAACTATTTTATTATAGAACACAGTTTACCACTCTGAATCCTCGTCCTCGTCTTCAGCTTCGTCATCTGCTGTGTACTCTTTAAGAGCACGTTTAAGGGTAGCATCAGTAGTGCCAAACTCTTTAAGTTCTTGGTCGCCTAACATATCAACCATAACACTCATTAGGTTATCTGCACACTCTTGACGATCCTTGCTAGGAACGTACTGTTTCATAATGGTATATAGTTCGCTTAGAACTTCTACATCGATTGTCATTCTGTAACTTCCTCTTCTGGTTCTGCTACAGGTGTAGCAGTTCTATGTGGGTTCGCAGCAAAGTCAACCATAACTTTATCTAATGTGCCGTCTTCGTTGCGTTCCCATGCCTTACGGAATTGTTTAATGATAGTACCATCAGTTAGTGTATAAACTAAACTGTTGCCTTCTTTCTTAAGCAAGTCTTTGCCTTCGAACATATCAACTAGTCCACTGTAAGGATTCATACCTGTTTCGTAAGGGATCTTAACTTGTACTGACTCAAACGGTTTAGCGTAACGTGTTTTCATGATCTTGCAAGCGGCTCTAATACCTTTTACTTCCGAAATCTTGTTGCCATCCTCGTCTTCTTTCAGTTTCAACTTACGCATAGCAACCACAATTGAACTTGCGTAAATGAATCCCTGTCCACCTGATATCTTGTCATCAGGATCAAACATGTCTTGGCTGGCATAAGTATGTGCTGTACATACCAATCCCAAATTTAAAT